TTGTCAGTCATCCATTCTTCAACTACGTACTCAAGATAATCATCAACCTTCTCAACGAGATTGTTGGTGACATTTGATAGATAGTTCTTAACGTTTGCGTCAACTTCTTCAAGGACGACAGAAACATTTCTTTCAACTCTGTCTTGAACAGCAGCTTCAAATACTGCTTCCAATTGTTCTACAAGTTCAGAAGAAACATTAGATTCACCGAGAAGATTCATAATAGAATTTTTAAATTTAGCTTTAAAAGCTTCTTCTACTTCTTCTACTTCTTCTTCGTCAGTTTCTTCTTCTTGATCGTCAACTGGCTCTTCCTCATCAACTGGAGCAGTTCCTACATTAGCAGCCATTTGTGACATGGAAGCAGCCATGTTGATTGGAGTCTGAGATCTTGCTCTGTTCATGGCTTGATAATCAATAGGAGCAGGAATCATGTCGCCTTTACCATCTGGAGTATATGATACTCCATTGATGGGAGCATTTGGAGCCATTTGCATTCCACCGCCCATTTGTTGAGCTTGTGGACCGCCAGCCATTGGCATTTGTTGGATTGTTTCGTATAGTGATTTTTTGTTGTTTTTCTTCATATCAATATTATCCTTGAACTTTAAGTATTTATAAAATTTTTATAATGTAGGGTAGCCCTGACCAGCAGTAATCTGTTTTGCTTGTCTTGCTCCTAGTTTTTTTAATTGGTCGCCAACATAATCGACGCCCATAATTTTTGTAGCATAATCAAAAGGATCGACTCCCAATGCTGAAAGATATGGAAGTTTTTGTGAAACTGCTTGCCCCAGTGGACCCATAAATTGTAATCCGGTACCAGCGATTCCTGCACCTGCTACAGATGTTGCTATATCTCTAGCAATATTTTCACCTTTCATGGCCACTGCCCCAGATGGGTTTGTATCGTATCCCAAACGACGTTTTAATATTCCAATACCAGCCAATGCACCTAAACTTGGTTGTGATTTACTTTCTTGATCTAGATCAATTGTATTAGATGGATTTGCATCTAATTCAGATTGCAATACTTTTGTATAAAATTTATCTTCAGATTCTGGATTTTTAATTTTTTTAATTTTACCAGTTTTTGGATCTACAACTTCAGTATATGGTTGATAACCTTGAGTTGAAACACCACCCCCACCACCAGCAAGGATTTTATTATCTTCATTCAATACTTGAATCAAAAAAATTGTTGTATTTTCATCCAAAATCATTTTAAATATTTCTGAAGAAATCCTTGAATACCTTGACTACATTCTTGTCAATGTTTCTTGAAGAAGAATTCTTGATGATTCTTCTGGCATTTTGGATTTGGTGTTCTGACCACATTCCATTTTCCATGATCCATTCTCTTCCTTCCATGATTCCATTTACGAAAGCATTGGGGGCTGAAGGATCAGCAACGATGTCAATTGCGGCTAACATGAAGTCTTCTTGAACTTCTTGGTAGCCATTCTTGGACTTTAAAGAACCCATACCACGAGTGGATACGCCAAGTTGAGCACCCTCATCAATGAGGTTCTTTACAATCTTGCCCATTGGAGTATCAAGAACTTTGGCCTTACCATAGACGTTCTTTCCGTCTTCGTAAAGTTCTTTTACAATGTGGGAAACTCTATCAAGATTAACAGTTGGGCCAGTTGGATGGTTCAGTTCACCGAGAGCGCGACCTTTATTGACGTATTCATTGATGTAGCGACCGGTTTCTTTGGCAAGAGTGTTCTTTGGATAGATTCTGCCATTGCGGTTCTTTACATCAGATTGCATGAAAACACCTTCAATGAAGTAATTTTTATCTCCATTGCCTACATTCTCTTTGATGTACTTGATGTCTTCTGTTAGTTCTGTTATTAGTTTCATTGTTTTGATATCTTTGTTATTTACTAATTTGTTCCAGACGGTCTATCATAAACCAAGTGTTCTATTATATCTCTCTAGAGCACGTAGGAATCTATTCATTTGTCCGTGCCATATTTCAACTGCTCGCTGAAAAGCCTCATCACTATCAAATTCTTCTCGCACAGGAGCTTTTGTAATGCCATAAGGGCGCTCAAAATAATCTTTTTCTACTGGACCATTTGGACCCATTGGGGGATCGGGATGAAGTCTTCCATCTGAAGAATTTGAACCACCTGAAGGATTTACAACACCCGAGACTTCAGTTGCAGCTGTTTCGGCCATTTCAAAAATATTTTGAGAAAGTTCTACATATTTCTCTTGAAGTTTTTGACCGACTTTGCTATAAAGTGTGCGATTTAAAGTTGTTTTGAATGCAACTGCATTTTCTTCAATTACATTTTTAACTAATTCTTTGACGTTTTTATTGCTCATCTGAACATTCCTTTGGCATTATTGTAAAAATCTATGTGTTGGTTGTAGTTGTTTGAAGAGTCAAAAACAGTTTCAATCATTTTTTGTCTGTTTTCGGTATTTAAATGTTCAAACAATTCTTTTAAAGCGTATGCTTCATTTTCAGTAATATTTATAATACTGTTGTCTTTTAATATAATTTTTTCTTTCTTTTCCAGTATTGTCAAGAAAGTTTGAAGTTCTTTTGAATTTTTTAAACTTTTGCTTGAGTGGAGAAGATTTTTATTTGTTTCAGTCAAAACATCTGTAATTGCATCATTTAATTTAATAGAAAGACTTTTGATAACATTCTTCTTAAAGTATGTTTCTTTTTGCTCAAGAAGAGCCTGTATTCCATTTTTTAAAAGTTTGCGTGAAATGTTGTTCATTGTTGCTGCTCTTCTGGTTGACCTTGTGCCTGTTGTTGTACCATAAGTGCCATTTGTTCAGCCTGAAGTCTTTGTTTATCAATCTTCATCTGTTCATCAATATCCCTGATTTCTTCTTCAGTTTGACGTAGAATCTTGCTACGGACATATTCTGTTGAGAAATACTTTCCAACATATGGTTCAACAAAAGACAACATTTTCATTCTTTCTGCCAAAATTTCTGCTTCTTTTAGATCCCAGAAATAATTGTCAGTATTAAATACAAATTTAATGTCTTTCTTTAGTTCATACCAATCTTCTTCAGTCATTACTCCCTTGAGAATCAATTGAACTCTCAAGAAATCCAAAAAGAAATTAGAAAACTGATGGCGAATTCTTTCAATAAATTTGTAAAACTTTACTTCTTCTCTTGTGATTTCAACAGAACGACCCATGTTGAATCCGGTCTGATCGGCCATTAAACGGCTAAGAGGAACGTTTAGAGAAGCATATAGTTTCTTCTTGAAATAATCTACGTCTTCAATCTGAGACATGGCGTTACCACCGGGAAGAGTGGTAATTTCTGTTCCACGTGAACCTTCTCTACGGGGCAACCAATAATCTTCAAGAACTGAAAGATGATTTCTTTCGTCTCGTACTTCGCCTGTTGCTTGATTATAGACAAGTCTGTTTCTAAAACGGCTCATCATATCACGCATGTATTGCTCGGCTTTTTGTTTTGGCAATTGACCTACATCGACATAAAATACTCTACGCTCAGGTGCGCGTGCTACACGGTAAACTAGAAGAGAATCTTCTAGTTGGCGAAGCATATTTAATGGTCTAATAGCCTTGTGTAGGTATCCCAAGACTCTTTTGGTGTTTAGATCCACAATTCCAGACGGACAGTAAACAACGCTATCTACGGACAGATGCAAGCCACTTGGACCAGTTACCATAAAACTATCTTTATCGCTATTAATATAAAGATAATATTCTTCTATATCTTTAATCACGGAAACAGTTTGGTTTTCAACCTTTTCCATTTCCTTTTTGACTTTTCTAATCTTTTTAATTTTTAAAGGATCCATTGGAATAATTTCTTTTATTCCATCGGTAGGCATATCTCTGTCAATTACAATATTATAATAAATTCTAGAATCAATATACCATCTTCTAAAAATTTCATATGCTTTGCCATTAAAATCCAGTAAATGAATAATTCTATCAAATTCTTTATAAATTTTTGTTTTTATTTGTTCGGGTATCTCAACATCTTTAAGATCGATTTTAACAGGTTTTCTATCTGTTCCAAACACAATTGAAGCATTTACAATTTCATCTACAGCATTATCAATTTCTGGATAAACTGACATGTTTCTGTATTGAATAATTGCATTGTTTTCATCACGTAAATTTGCACCGTAATCAAGTGCTGTTCCATAAAAGCCACCGGCCTCTACTGTTACAGTACCATCAAACATCTCTGGGGCTGCAAAAGCCTGAAGAGCTTTTGATTCTTTTTCTTCTTTAGGTGTGTTCTTTTTATTGAACTGAAATCCAAAAATATCAATTTCCATGTATTCCTCTTTATGTCACGTTCTGTATGTTTATGTAGTCGTAAATCATAACTACGTCAAATACATTTAATGTATTTGGTCTATTCATATTAAAATTAATAGGATTGATGACTTTTGGCCAGCATCCAAACATTGTCATCTTTTTCAAAGGTTGTGATTCATCACCATTTAAATTTAAATGGTTAATATTCCAAGTTGCTTTAAAGTTTTCTGGTCTGTGATTTAATACATTTGTGTTTACTGTATTTGCATCATGGTCATTTAGAGCATTTTGCCACTTTTGAAATGCTGCCCACATATTACCATTACCAGTATCATCTAATATTGATATAGCCCAGTTTGCATACACTTTTTCACCCGGATAGAATGCTTTTCTTCCACGGTAATCATATGAAAGAGTTTGTGTTTGTAATTGTGGAATTAAAGATGCTCTGACATGAAATCTGGTAATGCTTTTACCAGAAAATGGAATATTTCCAGTTACATAAAATCTATTTAGTCTTGCTCCACCTTGAAAATTTGTTTTAAATTCGTTTAACATTATTGATTTAATCCTGTTATAAATTTAAGATAATCAAAAGTCATTGTTACACGAAATATAGATGGTTCGGTAGATCCCATATCTAAAGTAAGCGATCCTATTTCACTTGGCCAGCACTTTTGTAGCTGAAGAGTTCTAATCGTATTACCATTTAAATCCAATTGATCAATAGTCCAACTTTTTTGAAGACCTGAGTATGCATAATCATTATTGCTTACTTTATGGGTTTCGTGGCCATCCATTAATTCTTTCCATTTATTAAATGCCTTCCATATAGTCCTGTCACCGCTATCATCAAATATATCAACCGACCAGACTGAATATTGTCTATCTCCGGGAAGATAATATGATCTACCTCTATAAGGGACAGAAATTGTTCCAAGAGTAGAACTTGGAAGAGATGATGCAAATATTTTTATTTTCATCTCAATATTTGTGGGGCTCATAACTCCAGCTGGCCAAAAACCATAAACTTGGAACCTATTTGCTCTGGTTCCACCATTAAACCCACCTTTAAAATCATTTATAGTATTATTTGCCATTTATATTAGCTTGTGAAGGTAATGTTGATCACAAACGAATCTGTTCCAAGAATTGGTTTAATTATTAAATCTACTGTAAGTGTGGTACCGTAATCA